TGGAATACAATAAAAACGATGTATGGGCTACTTATCAGTTTTGGCTTGTTTCCGCTGAAAAGATTAAAATTAGGCGCGATTTGACGAAAAAGTACGGTCTGGACTTTATGAATTTATCGGATTCGTCTATGGGTGAAAAACTGGTGCTGTACCTGTATTGCATAAAAACCAATCAACCAGTTGAAAAGGTCGAAAAACTCAGGTCTTATCGTCACTCAATAAAGTTCTCCAATATCATTTTTCCCTATGTCAACTTCAAAACCTATACGTTTCAAAGACTACTGGAAGAAATTAAAATGATCCAGGTCAACTCAAAAGATGCCCAAGACCTTAAACTCAAAGGTATCTATGAGAAGGAAGTCATATTTGGCAATATATGGTTTAAATATGGAATGGGCGGCATCCATGGTTCTGTGGGATGGAAGATTTTTAAATCAAATCAGCAGAAAGTAATCATGGATGCCGATGTAAGTTCTCTATATCCCGAACTGGGCATTAAGAATAACTTATATCCGAAGCACTTAGGACCTGTATTCGTACAGGTGTACAAAGAAGATATTGTGGATCCGCGCTTGTTAGCTAAAGCAGAAGGGCGTAAATCTGAAGCAGAAGGAGGTAAACTAGCTGCTAACTCGGTGTATGGTAAATCTAACTCCAAGTATTCATTCATGTATGATCCTGTTTATACGTTAAAAACCACCATTAACGGTCAATTACTATTGACTATGCTGGCAGAAGCGTTATCGCTCAGTATTCCCAATCTGGAAATGATTCAGATCAATACAGACGGCTTGACGGTTAGAATCGACAGAAAAGACCTAGATACCTACAATGCGGTATGTAACCAATGGTGTGAGGCTACCAAGCTGAACCTGGAATATGTGGAGTATGAAGAAATGATCATCAAGGACGTGAACAACTACATTGCCATTAAAAAAGGATGCGACCGAACTACAAGAGTAAAAGGAGATCCGCTGTCTTATGATAACGTAAAATACAAGGGTGACACCTTTGAAATCGTCAAAGATTATCATAAAAACACTTCTTTTCAGGTTATTCCGTATGTTCTGAGTGAGTTTTTTGTGGCCGGCAAGGATATCAAAGAAACACTTATGAGCATTACTGATCCTTATATGTTCTTTGGTAGGCTGCGCTTTAGAAAGGACAGCAAGGGTACTCTGTTAAGTATTGAAGATGGTGAACTTGTCGAAGAAGAACAGCAAAAGACCATGAGATATTACATCTCTAATACCGGTGGTTCCCTGATAAAGCATTTTACCGAGAAAAATAAAAGTCAAGCTCTGGAAAAAGGCTACAAAATCACTCCGGCCAATAGAGTAACATCTTCAGATATCAAGGATTACGACATAGACTACATCTATTACCTGAGTGAATGCATGGCAGTACAGAAATCATTTTATTCAGATCAAACAACCCTGTTTTAATATGAATGCAGTTCAAGATTTAATCGAGAAGTTTAAGACCGATTATAAAAATTTAACCAATGAAGAAATAGAAGTGATGACACAAAAAGAAAATGAATCAACTGATGACAAAACGATTTTTATACTTGAAGCGATGTTGGCATATACTCAAATGTCAAAAGAGCAATTGTTTTTCCGTTCTCGCTACGGGTTTTTGATCATTGCTAGAAGATTGCTAGTCAACATGTTGAAGCAGCATTATGATAAACCAGCGCAGCTTAATCATTTTTTATTTTATCATGGTTATAAATTGGATAGAAGCACCGTTTATCATGATCTCACTGAATTTGTCAACAGTTTCAATAACTGGTCGGAGTTCAGAGAAGCGTACATGGAGTTTAAAATCTTTATGAATCGCTACTGCCAAAATCGAGATTATCGAATGAAAGAAACGGTGATTTCAAGAATGATATCTTATCACAATCAAATACATGGTGCATGGTGGACCAACTTAGAGATAGAATCCAATCTGAAGTCGGAACTGCCTTTGCAGACAACAACGACAACGGAATTGTTATTCTCCCAACCGGAACCGGAAAATCCAGAATTATCATTGAAAGAATCAAAGCCTTGGGAAGAATTTATCCTACCGGAAGATTCATCTACACCTGTGATTCTATCCGACTCAGAGATATTGACTTCCCAAACGAGCTTAGAAAATGGGAAGCCAGCGAGCTTGTATCGCGTATAGAGCGAAAATGCTATGCTTCTGCCTATGAAATAAAAAACCAAAAGTATGATGTATGGCTTGCTGATGAGTTTGATTACATGTTAAGCCCTGAGTACGTTAAATTCGCGCTCAACAACAGCTTCAAGCACAAACTTCTGGTGTCTGCTACTCTCAGCGGGGAAAAGCGCGCAATGGCGCTTAAAATCGCTCCCTTGCTATACGAGAAAAAAACCTTTGAAATAGAAGGTGATGGTATAATCAACAAAAGCCGTCATCTGTTAGTAAAATACTTGCTCAATGACGAGGAAAACCGTCAATACATCAAGTATAACGACAAATTTATTCGACTGCTGAATGATGACACGTTATGGGCTCAAAATCAGCTTAAATTTTTAAGTATAGAGCGCAAACAGTTTCTTCAAAATCTCACCAGTAGTCGATCGATGTGTCGAAATCTGATCAGTTACCTTCATAAAAACGTTCAAAACACCCGGGTTTTAATATTTGGCGGATCCGTGGCTCAGATAGATTCTATTATGCCATGGACTTACCATAGCGAAAACGAGAAAAGTGACTGGTTAAACGCCTTTAACAATGGCGATATCAATTACCTGGGGGTTGTAGGCAAGATCGATCGAGGAGTGAATTTAAACAACATCAATACGATCATTTTTGAAAGCATTGACGCTTCCGAAACCAAAATGATTCAGCGTTCCGGTAGGGGAAAGCGTATGAAACAAGATGAAGTATTAGATGTGTATTACTTGATTCCTTATTTCAAAACTGAAAAAGGAGATATTAAACCAACCGTTGTTGAGAAGTGGTTTACCAAAAGCACTACCAACATCGATACTTCAAACCTTGAAAACTTTGTAATACCATGCCCCACACCAAACCCATCCATGTAAAGCTGTATATGCCTCATTTGATAGCAATGGCTGATCATTTTCCACCCAGCCTGTTAGGAACAGGTGTACTGGTAATGATTGCGCTCTATCACAATGATCTGGATACATTTTATAAACTGGCTCCTACGGGTAATCCGGTCTTAAATGCTATGGTAGCCAAGAAATGGCTAAGTATGAACAAACATTTTGACTACGAATTAACCGATAAAGGCAAATCAGTTGTAGAAGTGTTTCTGTCTAAGCCTCCCAAAATATCCAAACCTAAAGTAGAATCAGAAGAAGTCAAAGCAGTAGCGGATTGGATAGACGAATGGCTGAACATATGGCCGAGTAACGTGCGTTCCGGTGGTAAACTGGTACGTTCAGACCCCAAAGGTTGTCTAAAGAAGATGAAATGGTTTGTTCAGGAATACGGTTTTTCTAAGGATGTTATCATGCATGCTACTCGTAACGGGTATCTCATGAAGCAATATCAGGATCAGTGGCGCTATACTATGCTGGCAAGCAACTTCATTTATAAGGAGGACCAGTCAAAGATCAGACAAAGCGAATTAGGTGCATGGTGCAATAAAGCGGTAGGTACTCAGAAAAGTCAGTTTGAGCAAGATCAAGTACGCGTAAAAATGCTGTAATGGATAATTTAGACAGAGTTTATCATCAGATTAAAACCAATTACGAAAGGCGAAGAGAAGGAAAGTTTAATGCTATCCCATTTCCTTTTGGAAAACTTAACAAAGCGGTACCAGGAATTATTCCAGGTCTTCATTACTTGGTTACAGCTGATACTAAAGTTGGTAAAAGTCGTTTTGCTAGGCAAACCTTTGTCATGCACCCCTACGAATGGGCCAAAAAGAACAACTACGAGGTAGAAATTCTGTATTTCCCGTTGGAGGATAGCGCTGACAGAGTGATAAAAATGCTGATTTGTTTTAAGATGTTCGTCAAGTACGGTATTGAAATATCGGTAGAAATGCTGGATAGCATGGGTCAGGAAGTTCATCTGAATGATGTGTTGCTGTCTTATCTGGATGATTGTAAAGACGAGATCCGTCAAATGCTACGGGAAATTACCGTCATGGATACTATTACGTCTCCCAGAGGTATGTATAACTATATTCAGAACCGGCTGGATCAGAACGGATACGTTGAGTTTGAGATTTTGAATGAGGGAACTGGTGAAGAACAACGAGTTCCGCTGCGATACATCAAGAAAACGGAAAAACATTTCATTATTGTCGTTGATAACCTGAATAACATTACTCCGGAAGCTAAACACAGCAATCAAAGGCTTGCTATAGACGAATGGACGGAGTTTTATACCCGTAAATGGCTATGTAACTTCTTTGGTTGTACGGTGGTAAACATTCAGCAACAGGCTCCGGCAAGCGCCCAGCACCAGTATTCCAATACAGGTCAGCTGATCGTAGAAAAGCTAATGCCGAGTATATCCGGCCTAGGTGACAACAAAGCTACGGCACAGACTGCTCACGTTATCATGGGTCTGTTCTCACCGTACCGGCATAAAATTGGAGATTCATCGGCTTTTGGCTGCAACGTGGCAAGAATGAAGGATTTCTACCGGCACCTGAGAATCATAGCCTCTAATATTGGTGAATCGCCAGTAGACATGGGGTTGTTCTTTGACGGATTGACGGAGAAATTCGCTCAGTTACCCACCGAACGAGAGAAACTGGAAGAAATGTACACTTACATTACTGGTCTTGAACAGAAGCGAGGATTGGTAGGAAATATTCAAGGGAATTTATTGGGAGCTTTTGCGGATTTAATGTGATAAGGATCAGTAATATAACGTATATTTAGTACCCTTTTTAATTTAATACTATGGGCTATTTATTAGGCATCGGAGGCAATCAGAACACAGGAAAAAGCTACAGTCGCAAATTTTTAAAAGAAGAAGCGATGGTCATTACCTGTAACACAAAGAGTATTTACTTGACAAAAAAAGACACTACTCCCGTAGATCATTTGCAGTTTAAGGCTGCAGAACATGAAACTATGATGGAAACGTTGCAAAAATGGGAAGTTTCTTCTCCCGTTCAGTTGGCAAGTCTGCTGGTAAATACGGCTATAAGCGGTAAAGCGACACCAAAGTTGAACATCAAAGGCAACTACGTGTTGGCTGAAAACATTCTTCATGCTGATGTATGGTTAAAGTTTGTAAGTCTGTTTATGCCTCACATTAAAGTCGTGATATTTCCGGATTTCACGCATTACATAACCGAAACGCTAACCGATCACGATTTCTTGGCAAAAGGCCAAACTAAACAGGCTTTTGAAAGATACGTCGAATTGGCAGCAACAGCTTTTAACGCTTTCTTCAAAAGCGCAAGAGTGACCAGAAAAGACTTAATTCAAGTTATTGAGTTCCATCTGGAATTTGATGAAAATGCTAAAGTCTGGACCATTTTCACCCCGGGCGGTAAGATGCTCAAAGAAAAATTCAAACCTGAATCCTATTTTGACGTATTTCTGGTTTCCACCTTTATTGATGAAGATGAAGATAAAACCCTTAAATACGGCGAACGGTTCAAGTTTGTAACCCGCAAAATGAAGCATTTTGATGCTCGGTCTAATGTTCATGATCCAGAAACGGAAGCATTAGTTCCAAACGATTTGCAAGACGTGATATCACGGATTCGCAAAGCAGAAAATCTCTAATGAAAGATGCACTGTTTTCTATCTGTAAACCGATGGGTTTTAAAGTTAAGCTGACTACAGAAGGTGACATCAAGAAAGTATTCATTATCAAAAACAAGAATCCATTGTTTGCATTTGCGCTTCATAAATCTGTTGATAGTACTTATTCAACAGTGTGTGATGCTGCTGTACAATTTCTTGCTGATATGGTTATTTCTGGTGAAGCCTAACATAAAATTGGATATGCCGCAAGAATAGCGATGACTAAAGTTTAAAACTTACAAGATGGACACAAACATGTTTTTGAATTTCAACGATGTAGCCGTACCAACCGCTAATTACATTGAGCCCGGACAGTATCGTACAAAAGTTAGCAAAGTAGAATTGACAGATGTGGCGAACAAGCAGGGTGGCTCTAAGAAAGTCCTTAAAGTAACCTTCACCACAAAAGATGACAAAAGCTACACCGAGAACTTTTACCTCCAGGGTGAAACGGATCAAAAGACAAAATCAGCCCTTGGAAGGCTTCAATACTTCTATAACGCTGTTTTCGGTAAAACCATCTCTGAAAGCTTCAAGAGCTTCGATGAGATTAAGGATTACTTTGAAGCAAAGTTTATGGGTAAAAGTAAGCCGGATGTACTGCTGATCGTGGGCGGTGAGAAACAGGAGAACGGTACGGTGTACGCAAGGTTGGGCTTTACCCGATTCATATACGAAGGAAACGAAAAGGATTTCGTGGAAGAAGTATTTGAAAAGGATTCCGCCAAGTATAAGGAAGTGGTTTCTGTAAAGAAGTCTACTGCTGCTGGGATCGGAATGGCCTCTACCAGTGCGCCAGCGTTGAACGCAACAACAGGTGCAGCTGTATCAGCACCATGGGAGTAATTCTAAAACACCCCGCTCGAAAGGGCGGGGTTATTTTTTCTTATGATAGATTTCAACCAGATTGAAGGGCATTTGGATATTTCCAAAGACTTCATCCTATCAAAATTAAGTGACGAGCAAATCTTCTATCGGTATTTTGGTTCCTTCAGTTATGGTAAAACCTATCCTTCATTATTAAGACCTGACAATCATCCTTCTACCTCTTTTTATATCAACGGGAGCGGTAGGGTAATTTATCATGATCACGCGCTGAATACGGGATATGATTGTTTTGACTTTGTAATGGAGCTTTACAAATGCTCTTTTCAAAATGCTTTAAAAGTTGTCGCCAATGATTTCGGATTGATCAAAGACGGCAAGATAAGCATGTCAATGACAACCGGCGAAAGGCGAAAATCAGATCGTTTTGACCGAAAAAGCAAAGGTGAAAAGGCATTTCAATTTACCCTATTAGACTGGGAACAAAGGCATCTGGACTACTGGAAACAGTATCATTTTACAGAAGAAGAACTGAGAAATGACAAGTTTCTGCATCCTATTGGTGAATTGTTTATCAACAAGAACCGCATTTACAACCAGGAAAATTTACTTTGGTTTGTTTATGTTATTAGGGATTGCACCAGTCCTTTTGATAAATCAAAGGTATTCTTCAAAACATACATGCCACAAAGCCAGGAATTAAAATGGCTTACCAATAACCCAAACACTAATCCATACGGTTATCTGGATTTACCTTATGCCACGTCTACGCTGATTATTACTAAAAGTCGAAAAGACATGATGGTAATGCGAAAGATATGGCCTGATGTAATGGCTACTCAAAATGAAAGCGAGGGTTCGCTGCCTTATTCGATGCTGGCAAACCTTAAAAAGCGTTATGATCGAATATTTATCTGGTTTGATGCAGATAAAACAGGTGTAGAAAATAGTATCAAGTTTAACAAGTTTGGGTGTGGTTACATTAACACCCCAAAAGACCTTCTTCAAAAAAACATTAAAGATCCCAGTGATTACGCTAAATCATTTGGGATGGACAATCTAAAAGATTACACCTTTTCAAAACTCAATTTATGGACACTATCTCAAAACAGCGAGAAGCAATAATAAACATACCGGTTCCGGAATCTACAAGAACCTATACGGCAATTCCCAATGGATTAGTGGTTGCCTCTATCGAACAGGAAATTGAAAAAGCAGGGCTCAAAATATATTCTGAGCATTATAAGACCAATGGCAAGGGTAATCAGGTCATAGGTACGTTTTCCATCGCTTCTGATGATGCGGATATGGGAATGATGATTGCCTTCCAAAACAGCTATGACAAATCAAAGCGTCTTGCTGTTGCCGTAGGTGGTCATGTATTTATCTGTACGAACGGAGCAGTAGTAGGCGATGCCATTACCTTAAATAAGAAACACCAGGGCTCCATATTCTTTGAAATGCAAGAATCCATTCATAAAGGAGTAGATGTTATGTTTGAGCGTTACGAAAAGCTCAGGGGTGACAAAGAGCGTATGCTGAACGTCACCATGGACAAAAGAACAATATCTGAATTAGTGGGGAGAATGTACATAGAAGAAGCCTTGATTACGGCTGAACAGCTAAGCGTTCTCAAAAAAGAACTGGACGAGCCTACCCATGAGTACGATAACATAGAGAACAACAGCTTATGGGCGTTTTACAACAACGTCACCTATTCCTATAAAGAAAAGGCAAACCCTAGGAACTGGATGCAGAATCATATCGATTTGCACTCTTTTGTGGAAGGTGAGTTCTTTAAACCCAAAGGAAACCTGTTTGTGCCGCTTTCTCTGGAAGAATCGATTTCAGAACCTTTTCAACCCATACTCGATGAAATACACTCCTGATAAGATCGAACAACTGGAAGACAACGAAATATTTGTTTTTGGATCCAATTTACGCGGATTTCATGCTGCCGGTCATGCTTTACAAGCACTTGATTTTGGTGCACTGCAAGACCGAGGCGTAGGTATGGTCAATCAGACCTACGCTATTCCCGTAAAAGACATTCAGCTTCAAAGTTTGCCGCTAAATACCATTGCTTATTACGTAGATGCATTTTTGACCTTTGCCGTTAATAAACCAGGTCTTACTTTCTATGTAACCAAAGTAGGTTGTGGAATAGACGGGCATCCGATTGAATCGATAGCACCGCTGTTTATCAAAGCTTTACTCATTCCTAACGTGATTTTACCAGAGGAATTTCATAAAATACTGAAGCAAAAGCCGTTGTTTAAGGTTTTTGAGCCCGATAACTATGAAATATTCCATGGAAACGAAGGCGATCTATCTGTGGATGAATTCCAGGCGGTTTTGGATACGATCTGCTCATCAGTCGATGGTATACTCCCGGCTAAAATAGAGTTTAACTATGGAAAGCATATTGAGGCGAAAGTCCACTTTTCAAAAAACTCTTCTAACGCAGATTACCTCACCTCTTGGTAAAATTCGCCTTTACAAATTTCAAACAAAACGACCTATTTACAGTACGCGGCACTCTCCATTTTGAATTTAAAGACGAAAAACTGTGGCAAGAATTCAACATGAGAGCTTGCGCTGGTAAGAAATGGTTGCCTTACAATGAAGAACAGGCCTGGAAAGAAAGCAAAACACCCAAAGAAGAACAGAAACCTGAATTAAAACAAATCGCTTATCAAGCAGAAATGGAACTAGTATGAGAAATTATCGAGTAAAAGTTGTTTTGTCTACTGAAGGTTATATAGACGTAAATGCCGAAAATAAGGAAGAAGCAAAAGAGTTTGTTGAAAAACATTGGGGAGCCATGTTAGGAAATATCGATAGTTCATTATCTGATGAAGAATTTCCAGATTGGGGTTTTGATACGCATTTAGATAAAACAATCAAATCAATTCGATTACGATGAAACTGCAGGAGTTACTGGATAGCTGGTATCTGCCGCTAAAACCTATACTGGAAAGTGCCGATTTTAAATCAATCGGCGCTTTTCTGGTAAAGGAACAAAACGAAGGCAGACCCGTTACCCCTACGTTTGATAACATATTTAGGGCTTTTAAGGAATGCCCCTACCACGATCTGAAAGTAGTCATTGTTGGACAGGATCCGTACCCTGGCACAGTACTGCCTTTAAATCAGGTAGCAGACGGTATAGCGTTTAGTGCGAGAACTTCGCCTAAACCGCCTAAATCGCTGACTTACATTCTAAAAGCGTTGGAAGAAGATTGTTTTGACGGATTTGACCTCAATGTGTCAACTATGACCGATCTAACCCATTGGGCCAACCAGGGGATTTTGATGTTAAATACCGCTTTGACAACCCAATTGGGTGAAATAGGAAAGCACATGGAAATCTGGAAGCCTTTTACTACCCGTTTATTAACGCATCTTAACGACACCCATAATGGTATTGTTTATGTGTTTTTGGGTAAACCGGCCCAGAAGTTCATTCCGTTAATCAGCGAAACCCGCAATTACATATTAACGGCTAGTCACCCTTCCCATGCCAATTATACCGGAGGAACCTGGGAGCATGGAAAGCTTTTTAGCCGTGTTAACACCGTTCTAAAGGATTTGAACCGTTTTGAAGTAAAATGGTCAAATTCAACATTAGTACAATAAATAAAACACTAATTTTACTAATCTAAACCAAGTATTATGCATGAACAAATGGTTCAAAAAAAGGAAAAGCAAGAATTAATGGTCGGCTTCCAAAGGTCTAAAGAGATCATCAGGCACACATTTACAGACGAAGAAATCAAAGATTTAAGTCTTGGCATTGCTGACAATCTTATGAAAGCCGGTGATCTGGAAGATCAGATGAAGAAATTCAAAGAGGAAATTGATTTGAAACTTAAACCTCTTAAGAGCGAAACCGCTGAAATTCTCCGGGATATTCGTAATGGTTTCCGTGATGCAGAACATGAAGTGTTCCTGGTTCCAGACTATGAAACCCGTACCGTTGACTTTTATGATCTTGAAGGAAACAAGATCGGTGATCGCCGCATGACTATGAGCGAGTTTCAAGGTAATCTTTTTCATCCCGTAAAATAATCTGATGGAACCAGTAGTTAAAATAGAAACCAGCACAGGGCAAATTGATTTCAGAACAGGGGAATTACCAGCCCCACATAACAGAAAACCTCTTGAAATCGTTGGAAATATCTACGCTGCTTCGACATTTTATGAAGCTCGTAAACAGATCGTCGAAGATGTTAATTTATCCTCTCACGTAAAGTTTAGTCGGACAAACAATGACGAGAATCCTCTTACAATTCAATTAATTGTTGGAGAGCAGGAACAAGACCGTATTACAGTTACGGGAAGGCTTACGCTGAATGAAGAATACAAAAAGTTTGGTATTAACCAACCTAAAAAGTATTCTCTTGACCAGTTGCTGAAACTGATCAAACATTCCAGGCCTTTCTTTGACGACATGAATGTGCATGCTGCTTTGCTCAGAGGCTTACAGAATTTTTCTGCTAATACAGCTGTTGAGTTTACTTCTGCTAATGACTTTAAAGGAAACGTAGCGTCTAGTAAGATTCAAAAGTGTATGACCAATTTGGAGTACAAATTCAATCTTTCACTGCCTATTTACACAGGTGCCCCAAAGTCTACTTTTGAAGTAGAAATTGAATTTGAGCCTGATAATGGAAGCATCGTAGCCTGGTTGATAAGTACTGAAGCCAAACTGTATGAAATCGAGCAGTTGGAAACCATTTACGAAATCGAAAAAGCAAAGTTTAACGATCCTTTATTAGCATTGATCGAACAATAATCCGCTATACCCTATGTGGCACTTTAATGGAAATCCAATATCCTATTTAGAAAACCTGCCCAATCATGAATCGGCAGCAGGATTTGTCTATATGATCACCAATAAAGTAACTGGTAAGATCTATATCGGCAAAAAGTCTTTATTCAGCGTAAGGAAAAAGAGAATCGGCAAACGTGAAAAAGCTGAAACAAAGACCCGTAAAACCTTTAAACAGGAAATCAAGGAATCAGACTGGAAAACATACTATGGAAGCAGTGAAGAACTCCTAAAAGACATTGAAACACATGGTCAGGAGAACTTTCACCGCGAAATCCTTGAAGTATGCTATTCCAAGAAGTACTTGGGTTACTGTGAATTAGCGCATCAAATCAAATATGATGTGCTTCGTAAAGACAGTTACAATGGCAACATCTTGGGCCGGTTCTGGCGCAAGGACATGCAGTAAGTAAAAAGAAACAAAACAACACTATGTTCAAACAGTTATTCGATGTCCTCTCTGAAGGGGATACGGTTAAGATTATCGTGACTAAAAATAAGGAAACGCTAAGTACAACTGTACTGGCTGTTGTCAAGGAAGATGTAAAGGCCGCTCTTGCCCCATTAACTGCAAAAGGAACACCGGAAGATCTTGATGAGCAGCTTATTCCGGCATTTGGTAAAACGCTGGAAGAAAGTCGTGAACTGGTCATCGAAGCCGGCGAAATGAAAAAGTCTGCCGAAGCCCTGAAGAAAGCAGAAGAAACCAAAAAGAAAGAAGATGCTAAGAAAAAGTCTACTGGAGGAAGCAATAAGTCAGATGTTTCAAACCCGGCCATCAGCAATTCCACTAAGAAAACTGACGATAGTGACGGGGAAAGCGGGAATGATGATGTTTCAGAGGATGATGAAAACGATGATGATGATAAACCGATTGAAAACAAGGTTGAAATCAAAAAAGAAAAAGTAGAAAAAGTTGTAGAGCCCAAATACACTACGGCTCAAAAGAAAGCACTGGAAAATGTAGCTGCGCTCATGACCAGGGCCGAGCGTGAATCTGACGTTGACATGGTGGAATTCCTGCGTAAGCAAGTCATTAGAACGCTCAATGAACAGGAGCTTCCTACTGAGAAATATGTAGAAAGCTTTGAAACCATTATTTCCAAATTTGAAATACAGGAGGCTTAATATGGAAATCACTCAAGCCAAACGTGTGTTTATCTGGAAAGATAAAGAATACGCAGACCCCAATCCTGCTTTTACAATTAACCAGGTCGCTGATCATTATGCCGGTCTTTACCCTGAATGGGTAACCGCTTCCATAACGCAAGGCAATGTTAAGAAAGACGGCACTATTGTTTACAATGTGAAAAGCGATTTTAAGGAAAAAGGATGACAGTAAAAGAACTTATGAAAATTGGGCGGGATGGTTTTCTCCCGCCCAATTTAACCCAAAAGGAAGAAAAAGAAATTGAAGATCGTGTGAGATTTTACAATAACATATACCGAATTGTATGCGACTCTCAAGAAACGGATACCAACAGGGAGCGAGCAACCGCGCCTTCAAATTTGCAAATACTTCTTTAACCGGAATAGATATTATTGAGAAAATAACAGGTAAAAAAACAACACCTGACATATTTGGAATTACAGCGCAGCAAGCACAATCGTTAATTAAAGTAGCCAAAAACAGAAATATCAAAATATCAGATTCGCTTCCCTCTACAACAGCAGTAATTAAAGCCATAGGAGAATTTAAATGTTTAATTGAACACGAATATATAACGCTTCAGTCGAATAACGTTACCGAGTTTATGCTGGATTTGCCCACGGCATGCAAAGAATTGAACGTAGAGGAAATATTCACGTATCATCAAAAAACAGAGGCTTTTTACATTCTTCTGTACATGATGCATTTATTGGTTACAATGGGATATGATACTCGTTTTGAAGAATTGGACTACATCCAAGAATTTCCCCAAGCATGTGAAGAAACTGAAAAAGAGAATCATGATTACGAAGTCATGCTTTTTGACAAGTATATTGATTTTAATAACAAAGTTTCCCAGTTTATGGAATTAATCGCTAATGCCGATGAATGGAATAACGAATCATCGTATGACATGATAATGAGTAATTCAGATTTATCGGTTTTTGTCCATATCGTACTCTACTTAAAAAGCAAAGAATTTCACCTTTCAAAGTATCAGGAAGAAGAAGAAGAAGAATGGGATGGTCCGTCATGCTTTGAAATGTTTCGACTGAACTGTGGAATGGATGATGAACTTGATGAGTACAGAATACCCTGGGACCGAGAAGGGTACCGGCCTTTGATTAGGCGCAAGTTTCATTTTCCTGACGGTACGATACTTGACGAAAGTTTTGATGAACTGGAACTTGCTGGTTTTTTGTCTTGTTTTGATTTTAAGACTTTAAAATTTGAGATTTATGACGCTGACGAATCCTACATACAATCTATCGAATCTATTATACATCTACACCTCAAAAGAAAAGTCAGATGTGTATATAGAAACATCAAAAATAACACCAACGGGTCAAATGGGATCAAGACAACCACTAAAAAAGAGTGCACTTTCAAATTTGGCAAGATTGATGATAAGCAGCAAAACGCTAATGGGGGAAATTCCGAAGAATTTAATATACTACAAAGAATTTCCTGTAAGAACTCTGCTGTGGAAAAGCCTACCCCAGTTCAAAGACCTTTCATTTCATCACAATCTTACTACTAAATCTGGTCGTTACGCTGTTCCTGGTCTGATTTGGGTTTTAGATGATAACTCTTTAGAGCTATATGCTTATAAAGTTTTTGAAGGTCTTAATACTAAATTATTTTGCGCTCCTTTCCCTAATGTAAACGGTAGCGTTTGTTTTGGGTCTGCCAGTTCTATTCTAAAAAGAAATAATAACTCGGATTTCAAAATGTACATGGATTACATAGAAACAGTGTTCTGGAACAGCACATTTACTCACGAAGGAAAAGAATGTATTCAGAAAAAAAACTACAATTCCATGATGGAAATGCTTAAGAACTCAGAAATAGAGTTTCCTTCTGAAGTTTTAATTCCTACAGAACAAATACTTAGAGATGTCATTGATTAAAATACCCGAGTATTTACATAATCCTCGGCATTCAATATCAGTTGCACTGGTAGGGGCCGGGGGAAACGGTAGCGAAATGCTGACCAAGTTGGGCAGAATGGCCTATACCCTTAATGCGGTATACGGGCGTGACTTGTTTGTAACGCTAATAGATCCCGATACCGTTGAAGAACCCAATCTGGGCAGGCAGTTGTTTTGCGCCAGTGATTTAGGGCGATTTAAATCTGACGTATTAATAGAGCGGGTAAACCGGTTTTATGGTACCAACTGGGTGTCTAACCCTAAAGCAGTTGAAAAAAGTGATCTAAAAAGTAATCTTGTAATTAGCTGTACCGATAATGTTGCCAGTAGAAAATTGATTCATGACAATCTCCGTTATACTCATGATTTGTATTATCGCCATGAGTACGCTACCTATTTCTGGTTAGACATGGGTAATGATTTTACCAGTGGTAATATCATTTTATCCAGTAAGTGTAAGGAAATCAAAACTTACATGCCAGATGCCTTTGAAATATTCGGGGATATCAAAGACAATCCTTCTCGCCCAAGCTGTAGCCTTGCAGAAGCTATAGAAAAACAACACCTTTTAGTCAATCCTTTTGTAGCGGATCTTGCCAGTACCCTATTGTGGGAAGTGCTGACCAAGCCAGAAATTGACTATCAAGGGATATATTTTGACCTAAATGCCATGCGTGTAAGGAAAGTACCCGCAGGATATTACATCAAACCAAAGAAAAAGAAATGCAAAACACAACGTACAGAAACACCTTTGGCATTAGCCAGAGCATGATCAAGGACTTTCGCTGGATGACTCCCCAGCAATGGTACAACAAATACATACTTTACCAAGAGAAAAACGAGAAAGAAGCTGACCATTTGGATTACGGTTCACTAGTAGATACTTTGATGTTTACCCCAGAACTGTTGAAAGAGCGATTCTTTATAGCAGACGAAAACGTAAAACTGCCTTCTGATAGCGTTAAAAACATCATCGACACTCTTTATGCCGAACACGTATCGGTTGATGAAACCTTGTTGTCAATCGGGGCCATTACCAGTAACCATGCCTTGGCGAATCTGAGCAATGAAATAATTGAAATTGCCCAACGCCCTGAAAACAATTACGGTAAAGGCTCTTATAAGCCGGAAAGAATCATCAAGGAAATCAATGAGAAAGGCGGTCAGTATTTCGAACTTAAGCTAAAAATTGGTAACCGAATCGTGATTTCAAATACCGATAACATGATGGCTTTGACCCAAAAGGAGATGCTACAAAGTCATCCCAGGACAAAAGCTTATTTTATTCAACAAGAAGGAGAAACTCTGTTGTTTCAATTTGAAGCCTTTATTCCCTATCATAGTTTTGATTTACCCAAGCCAGCGCTAATTGAGGCAAAAACAGAAGAACCTACCAAGCTTTTCAAAAAAGGTGCTTTGGATATTCTCCGAATCAATCATATCGAAAAGACAGTACGTATTGTCGATTTCAAGACCAGTTTTGATGCCCATAACTTCCTTAGCAGCATTAAAAAGTACGGATATTGCACTCAGCTTAGCTACTACTACGACTTGATAGAAAAATGGAAGTTTATCAATTACCCAGGCTACGAGATGCTAGCTCCAATCAACATTGTCATCGACAAAACTCAAACGGAACCCTACGTCTACGAGTACAACCTGGAAGATCTGGCGATTGAGAAAACCGGTTATAACAACTTGAAAGGAGTAAAGGAAGGGTGGTCAAGCGTATTATCGACTATAATCTGGCACATCGAAAACCATGTCTGGTCGCCCAAGGAACTTTATAACAATGATAAAATCGCTGTAAAACTATATCAATGGGAATACGAAGCTACGAAGTAGGAGATTTTTGTTATTTGGTTTTTAATGAAAGCGCTTCTTATGTCATTTTACAAGTCAGGGTCAAGGAGTGCACCGGTAAATTTGAAGGTGACAAAATGATTCAGACCTTACGAATGGAACAGTATGGAAAGAATCAAGCATTTATTGACAAAGTAGTTATTCACAATAATGTTGAGAACAGTATGATTTTACCATTTTTTAAGGACGCTTTTGATCAATGCGAAAACGATAAACCCATTCATTTCCACGATATAAATGGTAGTTTAACCGTATTAACAAAGGCTTTGAGCTTATGATTTTACAAAACGCATACGCTACTCCTGATGGTCATATATTAGTTTCGGATAATGATAAAAATGTTGAACATTTTGATTCGAAATCTAATATTTTGTTCCATATTTGTGGAGGTAAGGGATTATTAATTAATAACATTAATCACGAATGCACTCCTTATTTTTTAACTGATGATTCTTCTTTAACTGAAATTAAAAACAAACTGCTTTGGCGAACAATTCCGGGACCAATTTGGGAACATAGCCAAGAAACAGCAGTATACAAACCTTTATTAACACTTGAATCGGATCATCTTAAAGCAATTTTGTCAAAAAACATACCGCATTTACATAAGTATATAATAGGAAGAATACTATCAGATCGTAAAGTAAAATTCAGATTACAACGAAAACCATAATACCTGTTAACACCATGAAAACCCTTTGTTCTAATTCTTTACAAGAACTTGCTATGCAAGAATATTTTAATGTGAAAGCATTTGGTTTGTTTAATAACATGTCGTTTAAAGAGTTTATTAAAACTACTAACGGATGCATTTATGGTTTTGTAGATAAAATGATTAGCGGAAAATGCGATCCTAATTCAGTATATGCTTTAAAGACAATTCAAAAAACGTGTCAGTTTGTAACCAGTAACACTTTTGATGGGTTCGGTAAAGTATTACCAGTTTCTTATGTTGATCAGTTTATTGATCATTACGGCCGGGTTTTAATTCACCGAGATCAAAAACAAAGTCTGATTGTCAATACTGAAATGCGGGTGTTATACTTTCTAACGCCTCTGGAAAACTTTATGAGATTTCCAGAGAATGAAACAGGATATCGAAATATGGAATTTGTCAGTAACCTACTGGCGACATAAACAAAAAACCCCGCTTTTTAGGCGGGGTTTTTCTTTTACTCTGGACTTGTTATAATCAAGGGTTTTTCTTCTTTTTCGGCTCGCATCTCAGTAATGTGCTGAAAATACTTGGCAAGGTCTTCTTGGTATTTTTTGACTTTTTCTGGATCAGCAATAGTACCGTCTTGATTTTGATAAACAGGGGTTATCTTTTTCTCCATTACTCCTTTCCTAAATACAGATTCGAAAGCCTGCATGAAAGGGAAAAATAATTCGTAAAAGTTGTGAAGTTCCTGAAACTGAGCACCGGTGATTTCAAACTTTTCGCTAGGGCTCCAGGTAGGGATTTCTTGAAAATCGCGTACTGGGGGTTTTACTTGTTCTTCAGACATACTTTGTGTTTTTGGTTTGTACTTCTTGCCACGAGTTATTGAAACTGGCATATTCAAATTTTGTCAAATATATTACTAAAAACGCTAATTCCACTAATATTTAATTAATTTTAAACCGCATGACAACACTATACAAAAAGGATTCTAAAGGAAAAATTAGGATCCTCAATATCTACACAGAAGGTGCCGAACTGGTACAAGAGGCAGGATTACTTGAAGGTTCTTTGGTGATGAACCGTAAGGTTTGCAAGCCTAAAAACGAAGGTCGTTCCAATGCAACCACACCGGAAGAACAGGCCATATCTGAAATGGAAAGCAAAATAGCCGAAAAGCTAAAAGAGGATTATTTCCGCACTCAGGAAGAAGCGCAAACCATACAGGTCATTCTTCCTATGCTAGCGAAAGACTACAAAGAACATAATCACAAGATCGACTGGCGTACAGCGGCCATACAGCCCAAATTAGACGGTATGCGCGCTCTTGGGGTAACTGGTCCAAACGCTACGCTAACGTCAAGGGAAGGCAGCCCTATCACGACCATGGATCATATCATCGCTGATCTGAAAAGATTACCGGAAGGAATGATACTGGACGGTGAGTTATACGCTCATGGGGTAAGTTTTCAGGAAAATATGAAACTCATTAAGAAGTATCGTCCTGATCATTCAGAATCAGTAAAATATCATGTTTATGATACAATAGCGGATCTCCGTTTTGAAACCAGGTTCCGCATGATGCTGTATGAAATTGAGCAAATGCTGGTAGATACCATCATTCCAGTAGCTACTCATTTTACGGTTACTTCTTCAGAACTGATAGATCTGCACACTTTGAACATATCTAACGGGTATGAAGGCACAATGGTACGCTGGGGCAACGAAGGGTATAAAATTAACGGTCGATCTGAGCATCTGCTGAAATACAAAGATTTCAGGGACATAGCACTGCCTATTGTTGACATTAAGCCTTCCGATGCCCGGCCCGAGTGGGGTCAGCCGGTCTTTAATCTGAACGGTAAGGAATTCTCATCTGGTTTACGCTACTCTCATCAGGAGCGTAGAGAGTTTTTAATCAACAAAGACCAGTACATCGGCAAGACTGCGGAGATCCGCTTCTTTGAATACACTCATGACGGACTGCCCAGGTTTCCGGTAATGGTAGGAATTCGTAACGATAAATAAAAGCTATGAATACATTATTTGAAATCGGGCCGAATAGAAAAGACGAATGGTTGACACCGCCATATATAGTCAAATCGCTTGGTGAATTTGATCTGGATCCATGTTCTCCAATAAACCGACCATGGACTACCGCAAAGAATCATTATACGGAATTGGATAATGGATTAACCAAATCCTGGTTTGGTCGAGTTTGGTGCAATCCTCCTTATTCTGATCTGGAAAGATGGTTGAAAAAATGCAGTTATCACCAAAATTGCATTGCTTTAACCTTTGCTAGAGTAGACACCCGACTATTTCAACACAATGTTTTTGTAAACGCGTATTCACTGTTTTTCTTTAAAGGAAGGCTTCAGTTTTATCATGTTGACGGTACTAAACCAAAAGTTAATGCAGGTGCTCCTTCCGTACTAATTTCTTTCAATGAAGAAAACGCTGAAGCTATTGATATTGCAAAGTTAAACGGCACACACATTCCTCTATTTTCAAATGTATTTGTAGTAGGTACAACACCGACTTGGATATCTATTGTAAAAATAGCGGTCAGACGTAATGGCAATGAAGATTTAAAGGCATTGTACGAAATGGTAGAACGTATTGCTCCGGATAAAGTGCAAAAAAATCAACACTGGAAGGCTAAAGTCCGACAGCAGATTCAGAGAATTCGTAAATCTAATGAAGAAATATGCTTGAATTAATCAAATACGCTATTGAAAAAGGCGCTATTCTGGTAGGCAGTGTATCGGGAGGTAAAGATGGTCAGGCAATGGTAAAAACGCTGGTCAACAATAAGTTTCCCGTTACGCTGCTTATTCATGCTGATCTGGGCCGCGTAGAATGGCCCGACAGTATAAAAATGTGCAAGCGTCAAAGTGAAGAACTTAACATACCGTTAATAACAGTTACTAGACACGATGGACTGGATCTACTGGCCTACTGGCAACGTAGAATGTACAAGTTAATGAGTAAAGGTAAACCGTTTTGGAGTAGCGCGAAACAACGTTACTGCACATCGGACCTCAAAAGAGAGCCCATAAATAAATACTTCCGATCGCTACCCAGTAATTTCATTATCAGCTGTGAAGGTATTCGTGCTGAAGAAAGCTCAGCCAGAGCTAAAAAGTCACCGTTAAGTATTCGAAAAGAAATCACTTCTACGTATTACGATGGAATGAGTGTGATTGAAGCCATAGCGAATTTCAATCCTAAAAAGCGACTGGCGCTGACTTGGTACCCTGTATTCAACTACACATTGGAAGATGTTTGGTTAACCTATGGAATGACCATGACTGATGCAGAAATGGCTAGGCATGCCTACGCTTGTGACAAAAAGGTACCGGAATGGTGGCCTTTTCATCCAGCCTATGCTTTTGGCAATGATCGGGTAAGCTGCATCTTCTGCGTTCTCGGTAGCATAAACGATTTGAAAGTAGGTGCTAAACATAATCCAGATCTATTGGACGAAATGATTCACATGGAAGATGTATCTGATGCAACATTCAGGCACAATTGGTCGCTTCGCAACCTTAAAGAACCGGAAAAACCAAAGACTGAAAAAGGTCCTTTCATGCAAGCAATCTTTGAATAAAATACATGCAATGATAATAGCAATCGATTTTGACGGCACAATCGCTGAACTTAACTATCCTGAGTGTGGGGCCTTAAAACTCCACGCTAAGGATGTTATTAATCGCCTTTACGATAGAGGGCATGAAATCATTATTTGGACTTGCCGATGGGATGAACCATTAGGCTTGTGCAAGACATTTCTCCATGAACACGGTATCAAATACCACAAAATCAACGAACACGTAGAACGCCTAATAGAAATGTACGGTAACGACACTCGAAAGATATCTGCTGACATTTACATAGACGACAGACAACTAGGTGGATTACCTGATTGCTGGTTGGAAATTGAACACATTTTACACGAAAAACACTTGTTATGATTATAGGAATAAATGGATATGCTAAGTCTGGTAAAGACACTTTCGCCAATATTTGGAACAATCTCGCCCAAGGATTTACTGCAGATGATATTATAGGTCATTTGGAAGAAAATGACAACTTTACGATTAACCCTTATATGCTTAATATATGGGAAGTAAAGAAATGGGCAAAGAAATTAAAGCAATTTGCTTCTGTTCTTACAGGAATTTCAGAGTATGAATTTGAAAAGCAACAAGTGAAAGATAGTTTTCTACCAGAGCAATGGGATTACTATCAAATCGAAGCGGCATGGCCTGACGGCGATATTCGCTTATATACAAATACCCGGTTTATTTCTGAAAAAGATGCTTTTTCCTATCTCCATAGTAGAGGTAGAACATTTAATGGTTATTATGATTTAAAAACAAAACGTATAAGAATGACAGTCAGGCAATTCCTTCAGGAGTTAGGTACTGATGCCATTCGCAACGGTTTACATCCCAACACCTGGGTAAACGCACTCATGCATGAGTATGAGCCGAATAAAGGTTCTAATTGGCTCATTTCTGATACTCGCTTCCCTAATGAAGCCGAAGCAATTAAAAAGTGCGATGGGTTAGTTATTCGTATCAACAGAAAAAACGTTAAGCCAATTAACGCTCACGAAAGCGAAACCGCTCTGGACAATTGGAATTTTGATTACACCATTGAGAACAATAAAGGATTAAAAACATTTGTCGCAAATGTAGAAAATCTGTTTAATCAAATCAAGTTAGATGAACATAATAAAAAAACTGCTTGCGCTGATACGCAAAAACAAAACCAACCCTTACAAGCCTGACGTAGAAGTTAACTTTGCACCGGTTGTCAAGCGATTACTGGTTAAGAAAAAGACAATTAAGCAACAACCTAAATTCTGATGAATTACTCATACGCTCGATGGAGAGAAGTCAATAAAGTACCAATTCCTGATTCAGATAAAAGAGCATTATGTCCTGAGTGTCAAAAACCAAGAAAAATTAAACGTTTGTTTGAAATTTTTTCTTTCTGGGCTTATTCAGGTCCTGGTTTTTTTTGCTCAACTAAGTGTGCTGTAAATTGGGGTAACAAGGTATGCGCTGAACAGTTATCAAGAATAATAGAAAAATACGGAGAATGAGCCAGTATCTTTTAGTTCGAAATCAAGAGCATGATGTTATCGGTGTAGCTGCTAATACTGACCGTCTTCCTGCCTATGTTCAAGTCATGCTTTTAAAAAGCATTGATAGTTATAACATAGCAGATGCAGTTGTTATTTTTAAAGGACCTATTCCTATTGATATAGGTCAAACGGTCTTTGAAAATGTTCTATTACAAAATATTTCCGTTTCTGTTTCTTTTACTTTGGTAGATGTCTACTAAGCAAAAAGGCTTCCTTAATTGGAAGCCTTTTTTGTTATTTTCCCATGATTTTCTCACGGTTATAAAATCTCTTGCCGCCTACACCTATTCGATACATAGATCGGCTTATTTTACCACTGTAAACGTACTGGATGAGTGTGCGTTTCTTAATGTTTAGTAATTCACAAACTTCATCGTCTGTCATCCAAAGCGATTGAACTGCTTCCATGACATAAAATTAGTAATATTGCTAATCTAACCAAACTTTTCATTGATCATTCTTTCCAGTCTTTTGTTCGTTACTCGAGCGTAAATCCTGGCGGTTTTGACGGTAATACCCATCAGTTCAGCAACGTCTTCAATAGTAAAATCTTTACTGGTCAACAACATACCGAATGTATGGCGCGAAGTATGATATGTAATTTTACGCTCTACACCGGCAGATTTGGCAATAGCGTACACATGATCTCGAACAATAGGTTCTGCTAACGTCAAAGGCTTGTCTTTTATGTACTCCAGTATTTCTACCAGTTGTTTGTAAATTGGAATAGATACAATCTCTCCGTTCTTTTTGGCCCTGAGAATAATCCGATTAGCTTTTATACGTTCTTCGTACTTAAAGCTCTTACAATCAGATATTCGATACCCAGCGTAGCAGGATAGTAAAAAATAATAACCGGCAACCTTTAGATTTTCATCGTAAAGCTTATCTGTAGCTGCTTTAAACAATAAAATCTCGTGTTCCTCCAGAAACTCAGGAATCTTCTGGAGATAGACAGGAACTTGATAATGATCAAATTGCTTACTATCAATCATAGACCTTTTACCAGCCTCAATCAAGAACTTTTTAATGTTCTTCATTTTTTTGTGAATAGTGTTATTATCGTGTCGACCGTACCCTTTTTCAACCTTTAGTAAAAAGGATACATTAACTTCTACCAGAGGAATATTATAAAACTCTATTTCTCTTGCAAGTAATAAATACAGATCATGAGTAGTGTTTTTGACCTTGACTTTAAATTCTTCAGCATAAATGTAAATCCAGTCATGAAACATAACTTCCCCTCGCTGATCTTTTTCTTCTTTTACGATTTTAAGGTCAAACGGCTTTTTGCTTTTTATAGCGGTGATCAACCTATCCTCTATGTCAGTCTTAATCTGAAGTAAATGAGCGTTTTTGGATTTTCTATTCTTGCCTTCCACGAACTCTCCGTCAATAAATTCTTTCGGTGTAGACCGGTAAGGAGTTGATTGAAATACCTTTTTACGATTATGAATTACCTGGATCACCACTTGCTGTCCTTCCTTGCTTTTGTACGGTAATAAAATTGCTTTTATGGAGTAAATCATAACTTATAGAACATCAGTAGAACAATTATAGCAACAAAGCATTGATTTTAATAGACAATGGTAGATGAAAATATACCATTTTAGCCGTAAAATAAGAAAGCCTCACATTTCTGTGAGGCTCTATGCGGACCGGACGGGACTCGACATGTTTTGTAAAACGCAGTACGGAAAAGCGTTTCAGCGGACATTAAATTAATTATAGAACAGTTATAGCAAGATTCAAAATAATTAAAAATTCGTAATCATTAAATATGGCAAATTTGCCATAGATTGCCGGCCGTTAAAAAAGAGTATAAAACAAAGCGGCTTTAGATCATTGCATTGTATTATATCTATAAATTTATCGTTTTAAACTGATTTGTAATGAAAATATCATTTGTGATAATCGACAACAAGCCAGTTGTAAAAGTACTAACTGACGAAACCAGTAATCAATTTATAATGAATGTCTTTGTGGATATTAAAGACAATCAAGTTGTCAATGAAACAGAAATTAAAACAGCCTTTGAAAGAGTAATAAATGCAGTAAAGGCTTGTGTTAAACAACGCAAGCCTGTTACACAAAAAGATATTGACATGGCTATCGAACCTTAGCGAACAGGAGGTCCAAAATTTGGCGAATTACATCCCATTTGATTAACGAGATAAGCTAGTCCAATCAAAACAGAATACTCAAATATGGTAAGTATAACTCGGTTCCAGTTTGTTTTCTTTTTTTCAATCATCGTAATTTGTTGTAATTGAAAGATTCTTCCATTACCTTATTATAGTTATAGATTGACGAAAATACTGGAATGTTTTTTTCTAATTGAGTTTGACCTGGAATATTTCCATTGTCTTGACGATCACCCGTTAAAAGTCCAACTGTAATGTCCTGTAATGCAACTACGACATTATGAGCTCTGGTAATAGCAGGAGTAGGATTCTTTGCCATTCTTAACAAGTCTACTGGGTTAAGACCTTCCATCATGTCTTCTACAAATCGTGACATTTTCCTACCCATTGTGGTGTTCTTGTCATCTTCGTCAGGGAAAGCAGCGAGATAGGCGAGATATGCAACTAAAGTAAACGACAGATCTACCCAAAACTTAGCAATGTTTTGCTTTTGTTCAGGAGAAAGATTTTCCCAACGATAATCTTCATTTGTACCTTCTATTTTAATACCTGCGGCTGCAAACAATTTATACAAAGCGCTATCTTGACCTAGTGCTCCTAGTCCTGCAGCCAAGTTTTTAAAGAACGTAATTACCCTTCCTTCATGAACCCGAGCATGCCATTCCATAGCTGTTTCCATTCTTTTCACTTTAGTAACTGGATCCTCAATCTCTACCAGAACAGGCTGACCATTTTCATAGCGGGGTTTATAATAACCTGAGTTAGCATCGCTGTATTTTGACGACCAAAGGTTACTCATTTGACCAGGAAGATATTTTTTGAACTGAAGAAACAACTGCCCTAAAGCATACAATTCCGCACCCGACCGTTCATCCTGGCGATAAGCACCATGTATCTTCTGGGAGGCCCTTTTCAATCTCATAATTTCTTTACTGGTAAGCTCAGTTACATTTTTGTAGGTTTCCCCTTCCGGAGTTTGAAATACTTCGACACCTCTTACAATACCGTCTTTCCATTTTATTTCCTTAAACTCATTTCCAAATTTATCTTTTGTAGATACTAGTTCGTAAGCATCATATACTCTGATTTCTTCTCCGTTTTTGTTTTTTACTTTCATGTGATGAAGCATTGAAGCCAGTACTGAAATAGTACCAAAATCTTCTACAAACGAGTTCATAAACATCAGCGTAGATCCGTCTACTAGTTTATTCTTACCGGCTATCTTCTCATCAGCTCTGATCTTGTAATCATAAAAATCCGGCATATAGTTAAAATGAGAAAGCAAACGATAAAGTTTGTTATCTTCTTTCCTACCGGTAACAATATCCATCTTCATTTGCAGAAACTCTTTCTTGGCCCACCATAGATCTTCCTCTGTATAATCAATGTCCTGGTCTTTGATTCCCATTACTCGCTTAGATAGATCACCGACAATAGCGCCTTTATGTAAAAGCGTAGTGATCAATCCACCGTTGGTAGCAGCATTAGCAGCTTGCAGCCACATAGCGCCGTAAGTAGTGAAGTTCTTTGCACCTTTGATCAAACTATCAATACCGACTTTATATCGTTTACCATCTTGGGTAAATGAATGTGTCAGATATCTAACCTTTGGCTTAGTGTCCGTGATATGAAGCATCATCTGCTTTTCCATGAAACTGTACAGGTTCTTCATCTTTAGCGAGCCGTCCATGTTTTGTTGTTCCTTTATCCAGGCTTGTACCCCTTCTCCCAAAGCTTGAACATCGTCAAGCTCTTCCATCATGAACATATTATTCATGAACTGAGTATAGGAACTTTCCAGATCGAAAGTGTGGTCCATATTGGCCACGATTTTTTTTATGCTACCTACATTACCCATTCCCTTTAACGGCAACCCAACTCCTTGTTCACTCGTGGTATAGTATTCTTCCTTGTAATCTTCTAATACAGTATCCTTAAACTTCTTCCATCTTGTGCCTACATTAAAGCCAAAGCGTTCAGAATATTCATCCTTTTGCATTGGCATTCTTGGAAAAAAATCGCTTCTCAACTTTCCTGGCCGGCTCAATAAAGCAGCCTTGCTGACAAGTTCACCTTTCTTATCACGATACACTGTTTTACTGGTTGCTGCTTGATACGCTTCATTCATTGATTCCCTAACGAATGTCAAATAATCTTTTTGAGCCTGAGTAAGCGCATCCCATTCTGTGATATCATCAGAAGTAACCAAGTAATATCCTTCTCCATGCTCACCCATCTTTCTCTTATATGCAAAGTCATAAATACCACTACCATCACCTTTGAAGTATTGGAAACCCATACCAAAAAACGAATTCAGTGTCTTTGTATTTGGAATTCCCCTGGAACTGAAATATTCACTGGCAACCTTACTGGCAACCTGTTCATAGCGGATCTTATTGGCTTCTATTTTCAAACGAGCCTTGTTTTTTCTTTCATTCAGCAGTTTAAAAAATGCCTGGGCAAGCTTGTTTTTCGCATCATACTGGTTACCAAACCAATTTGTCAACATCGTCATGTCCTCAGTCACATTGAACATTTCCTGAGCCTTCCCATCGGTGTCCATTTCCAGAACTTGTTTCATAATCCGTTCCCGCTTATCTTCCAGTTTAAGCTTTTGCTGCTTGATTTCAGACAT